TTGGAACTATACGAGATTGGGGCTGTTACCTACTGCACAAATGTCACCCCAGGCGACTCTCTTTCCCTTGAGGAAGCGGAATACGTGGCGTCTCAAGTCTCTGAGCTATTCCTATCACGCCTCGCAGGGAGCCCCTATGCGGAAGACGTTGGGGTTATCCGAACTGAATACGAGCTCGGTTGCGTTATCACTACCATTACTATTGGCGCATCGCTCGCGGGTCTTTACAAAATTATTGTCGATTACGAAAAATTCAAATCTGGACTGTCCCAATTAGCCAAAGACCTCAATGGCGTCTATGTGCGTGTTAAACAATCCTTGCACAGGAATGGTTCAACATACGTCATGAGAATAAATCTTCCAGATGAGAGAGTTCTAGAAGTCACCCTCAAAAAAGCTGAAAATCAAGAAATTAAACCCTCCTCTCCCACCAAAAGCATAACCAGCCGTTCCAGGAAATAACTTTAAAAAGCAAAGGATGGGCGCCTATATCGCTTTCTCCTTACTAAAGCCGTCTAGCTATTGGTACCGCCGCTACCGCTACTTTGCTCAGCTCTTTTACAGCATCAAACGTCAACTCCAGATAGAGTCTTGCTGCCTCCTGTATTTTGGTTTAGATCATCATCCAAAAAGAAAACCGAATCAGATTGCGGCAACAAAAAAGCCCGGCAAACGCCGGGCGTGGATACTGCATTCGTCTCCCTCTTTGAGAAGAGAAAAACGAGTGAGCAGGTTAACAATATAAGAAAGGCTCTACCGTTAAATACTTAACGTATGGAAATAAAAAACCGCCGAAGCGGGTTGGTGGGGATAAAAACCCTATGTCTTGGCAGGCTTTTTTGATATGGAACTCCTCCCTCTGGCCTCTAAAGCTCGCCTGTTCACTTCCGTGCAGGCCTAGAATCTGCCAGGATGGGGCATTCCATGGTTGTAATTACCTTGTTGCCGCATGTTGTCGAGTCGCTGTTGCTGATACAGGAGATCCATCTGTAACATGAGATCCCTCTGTAACTCTCTATTGAGTGTTTGTTTTGGCTATGGTTCGCCTAATGCATCATTCGATTAATTTTACCGTCGCTGCCGGATTTCCCGCAGTGCTCTAAGGGATCGCCGCGGTTGAGGAACTCGCGTTGATCGCGATACCTTAGGTAGGTTTAACGGGACTGCTTCCTTGCTTCGAGCATGGCATCTGCAATGTCGTATGCCGCTTTTGCCAGCCCATCGTGGTCAAGGGGAAACTCCGTGTCCGCAATCAGCCCTTGCATGGCTTGTCCCGCGAACCAATCCCTGAGCGACATGCCATGTAGTTGTACAGTTTCGCCGGGGGCGACGACAACGCCATTTGGCGCTGTCCTGTTCTGGTCGCCCGTGTTAGTCCATTCAGCAGGAAAAGCAGGTCCACCGTTGTTGCTCATTATCGTTCTCCTGTAACTGCGGTTGGTTATTTCGGGAAATTTCCCATTCCCTTTTGTAAGGGTAGTTCTTCTTCCAAAACCTGAACTAATTTTTCAGGAGCTTGAGGCTTACCGGTAAAAGTTATATCGACAAATTCCAAGGATTAGGGAATAATGCGCGCCCTAATGCGAAGGATACATCGCGCAAACCATGCAAGAGATCAAGGAAATTTCGAGCCATTCCGTCTATCGTCCGTTTTCAGCCTTTTCCGCGCTATATCATCCTAGTACAACCATAATAACCATTCTGTAATGGGGGTAGCCCAAGGGCCTTCTGTTTAAAAGGCATCGCGACTCCCTGCACGCTCCCCTTTCCCAGGAAAAGTAATGTAATGAAGCGAAAAATTATCCTTACTGTTGCTGCTATATTTGGTAATGTAGTTGTCATATTGGGTACTGCAGCTGTCATATTCGGTATTTCCGTGATCCTGTATCACGGCTTCTTTTAGCTTTCCAAGAATCTGCTAAACATAGCATAGGGATAGAGGGCAGTTATATGCAAAAATGATTTTAAGTAAGGGATGATCTTGAACGCATCGATTTCTTAGGTACGGAGCGAACATATTCCTCTCTTACAGATTGACAAGATGTGGTCAGCCGTGACAACAAGGGTATTTTTTTGATTGATATGTATAGGAAATAAAAATGACAATTGGCACAGTAAAGTGGTTCAACGATTCAAAAGGCTTTGGCTTCATTACCCCTGATGACGGCAGCGAGGATTTGTTCGCGCACTTCTCGGCAATCGGAATGTCCGGATTCAAAACGCTGAAAGAAGGTCAAAAAGTAACGTTTGAGGTTACCCAAGGGCCAAAGGGCAGGCAGGCATCAAACATTCAAACTGCGTAAGGTTTCATTTTTGCACGCGCAAAAATCTTCGGTTGTCGCCCCCCTGTGAAGGGGGTCTGCGATGATCAGGACTTCTGCTCTTGCTGCGGTTTAACTGCCTTGAAGTTATCCGGCACCCATCGCAAACCGGATAAAACCTGTTCCGCTTGCCGCGCCAGATCGACTTTTCTTGAGTCCGTTCATGCTTTGCGCATGTGGGGGCGATACCGCTTCAGCCACAATCGCAAGGATCCGGTCTTTCGGGACATGCGAGAGGTAATTCTCCATTGTTGCTCCCGCCAGTCGGCCATGTCGAGATTCAAGGCAGTCATGAGTGCTGCAACCTGCCGTGCAGGGGCTTGAAGCGGCCCTGAAAGTTGTAGAGGGTATCCACGATGCGCTCCATGCGGTCGCGGAAAGGGGTCACCCCCCGCTTCTGGAAGGCGTTGCTAATGCTAATGTTGCTAATCCTGCTAATGTTGGATCGTCGTTAGCAACTTTAGCAACATTAGCAGCGGGTGCCGCCGAACGGGAAAAGTGGATATTGAGGTTAAATGGGTTCTCCTTGCGGTACTTGACTAGATCAGTATCGGTGTATATTCTTCCCTTAGAGCTTCGCGCTCGCGACAGACCGGCCAAGTAGAGGCCGGAACGATCGACAAGAGCGGAGCTTTTTTCTTTGGTCGCCTTGACTTGAGGCTGCCGCGTATTGGTCGCGGCTGAGTTCTCAAGCCAATCGCGGCCTTTGCGTTTTTCTGTCGTGCCTTCCACAAACCGCCTTGCCGGCAGCAGGTAGTTCTCGATGATCTCCCCGTCCGACAGCTTCATGTTCGCAATCCGTACTTGTCCCCAATATCTTCCTTACCCCATCCTCCCACTGCATCCTGAATATCCTTTGGTGCCCCCACATTACGCAAGCGGTCTCTGATGGTGTGGCGAAACTCATGAGTTGTCTTATTGACCCCTAACCGGGACTCAATCCACTTATTTAGCGTATTGGAAGCGTGAGTAGCCTTGCATTCGTTCTTATCGGTGTACCGGGGGAAAGCATGAGTTTGCCCCGGCTGTGCTGCCTGGATAATTCTCTGTGCTGCCCATAGGGAAACTCCTACCAGGGGTACATTTCGCTTACTGGATTTAGTCTTAAGGGTGCGCCAAGGATGAGGGCGAATGGAGACGTATGGAATGGGAACATCTAGGTGTAAGTCCTCCAATGTCAGTCCCGCAGCTTCAGCTATGCGGCATCCTAGGTCTATCTGTAGGGCTAGCAACCAACGAATATCATCATCCTCTTTCTTGCACTCCTGGACGAGGGTAACTAACTGCTCATTATCGAAAGGCTCTCTAGTCTTTGAATCCTCCCCTAGACCTGGGATTCTCAAGCGAAGAAAAGGATTTGTTTTAGCTATCTCCCTTTCTACGATAGCCACGTTGAATATTGCCCTGAGAATACTTATGTGTCGTTCTATCGTTGTAGTCTTAACGCCTTCCGCAATTCCCCTGGAGACAAATTCATTTGCATCTGCTCGGGTTACTTGTTCAAGTTCCTTATCCCCAATTAGCGTTATTAGTCTTCCCCATGCTCTCTCTGTATCCGCTCGGAACTTCTTTTTATCTTTATTCTTGTGGCCGTGAAGGTAGAGCTGGAGGGCATCGCTAAGGCGAAACTTAGGCTCCTCATTCAGTAATTGGAGTGATTCCAGTTCAACCGGGTCCAGGAATTCCTCAGGCTCCGCACTACAGTACAACTCCTCATCACCCTGGGCATACGCTTCATGTTTCCCTTCAAAGACATCTATGAGGCGACCAAAGGTATGCTCATCATTGGCTGCTGACTGAGGTTTCAGCCCATACTCTGCGGGGAACTTCACCGCTGCTTCTCGGATACTGAATGGCTGTAGATCAGGGTTTCCGCGAAGTGCTGCCCACGTTGACTCGTGCTGTCTATTGAGGTCACGAACCCTTTTTGTAATTAATGCGGGGTCGCTGGTCTTTAGATTAACCTTGATATGAGTTGAACCGGGATAGCGGTGAAGTAAATCCTTGGGAATTTTGCGCTGGTAATAGAATGCCTTACCCCGTGCGTAAGTGTAGCGGACGTCTAAAGAGAGAATGCGACCAAGCAATAGTTTCATTAGATGGTACCATGAAAGTACCACCACAAGAACACTATGCTTTAGGTAAGATGCTGAATAATAAGCTAAAATTGGTGCCGGAGCCTCATCCGAATATAATAATTAAGTATTTGTTTATTTTAACTTTTAATTAAGGATTATTAACGGGATACCGTCAAAAATACCGTTCAATATCTCTACCTCAATCACAAAAAAACCCGCCGAAGCGGGTTTTTTTAAGTATAAGACATTATGAATAAGCTTATTATTGGTTATTGGATGATCTCTCCAAGAGCTTATCCAACTTCGAGTTAGTATTCTCTTTTAGTTCTTTGATGTCCGATTTGATGTAATTAATATCAGTTTTAATAGCAGAGACATCCTTCGTTAATTCGTGAGCCTTCCCATCCAGAGAGGAAATATTATTCCAAAGAAAATTAGCAATAATTCCAAGTGCCGCAAAAGTTAGCGTGGCAATTGCATTGGCGAACCATACATGCGCTTTAATTCCTCTCATAGGATCAACTGTTGCGTTAACGTTTTTAACACTCGCATCAATAGAATCCAATCTTTTTCCAATATTCGAAATATCAGACTCTATCTTTTCAATCTTGGCTTCCATGCCAATATCTCCAGTATTGCTTAATATCTCAATAGGACCAGATGAGATTTTGCTGGAAATAACCAAATCTGATATTTCCAGCGTTATTATTATTTTTGAGGCCTCAGTATTCTCCGTAATTTTATTATCTTCTGATTGGGAAGAGCCGCTGACGAATAAAATATCTTTTTCGGTTGACTCATACTCAGCACTAAACCCTACAGCCTGGTTGGATAAAACCAAAGAGGCATACATACTTTTTAGACCGCTTCAGTTTCGCCAGATTCCTGACTTTTCTTTCTTTCGAGTTTATCCTCTTGGATTGCCCCAAAATTATCTTCATAATTTTTTATAGCATCGTCCAAAGCCTTCAACAACTGCTTTGCAGTGACCGGGCTTATGCTGTAACTCGCATGCCAATCTTTTATTTGCCCCACATGATTACCAGTCTTACTGTCAAAAATATGACGTGACTGGCCCAAGATTAAACCGAGCTCCCGAGACCCTGTCACCATAATAAAATTATTGGCACTGAAGTTTGGTGGAGATACAACATCGGAACTATCGTTATTCATTTTAACCCTCTTATTGGAATATTTTTATTTTTAAAGCTTACAAGCATTCCATGCCCAGCTAGTTAAGTTTTTTAATTTTGTATTGTTGAACAGGCAGATTAATAGACTTACTGCATCAAAGTACAGTATCAGGTATCACCAATCTTCTGCAACTCCTCCTCCAGCTCCCGAACCCTTTTCCTTAAACCCTCTTCTTCTGCAACAATGGAAGAGATTCAGCTCTGCCCTACCCTACGCTTCACTGCAAGGCTCAGGTTGAGTTTAATCCAATTTTTAATAGTAAGGGAGCCTACCCCTTAATTTAAATCGATTGTAGGGCTTCTGGTAGAGCCTTCCCCTCTCTGCAAAAAGAAAACCCGCAGAAGCGGGTTTAAAAGGGAGCGTAAAGAAGCAGGGATATGCCGCCCTGCAATTTCAATATAGCAGAAATAAAAAAAGAAAAAGCCCGGCATAAGCCGGGCGGGGGTACTGCAATCGCTTTTCTATTTTGGGAGAGATAAGCGAGTGAGTAGATTAACAATATAAGGAAAGGTTTACTATGAAATACCTAACATATGTAAATCGATTATAGAGCCTCAGGTAAAGAGAAACCCCGAGGGCTGGCCCACCGGGTTTGATCTCTTAGCCATTTTTCAGAAAAAATTGTATAGATTTATGAAAGCGAATGGGACGGCGCGCTCTGGAGCCTCAGGAGATAGAGATTTGCACTCCCCCTCCCCTAGCTGGACGCATTGAGGCTGCATCTACCTTCTGTTGAGGCCCATAACTGAATGACCATTCAGTATTAGAGTTAACATTTTTTATTGATAACTCGCCGGTTGAAATTATGTCCATGCCGATCAGCACGTCCCACCATACATTGCCTGGGTTCGTTGAAACGACAGTCAGTTCATAGAAGGTAATCTTGTCGGGAAGAGAGAGATTTATCACGTAAGCATGACTCTTTCCTATCCCATTAACACCTTGTGTAAAGCCTTTTCTTATAGGTTTTAACCCGCATGCCTGGACGACACGCTGGGTTATTACTGATTTGGTCGAACCTGTATCCCATAGGGCGTCAAACTCAATTCTTGGGTATTCCTGAGTTCCATTAATTGGATTGAACGCTTGAGAGACATGGCATGGGGTTGCCAAGGCTGTCAGTAAACCGTCTTTGCATTTAACAGTAAAGCTTCTATTCATTAACATAGTCCCGGAACTTGCTCATCACAGACATTGGCTGCTGTGATGATATTGGATTGAACGCTTGAGAGACATGGCATGGGGTTGCCAAGGCTGTCAGTAAACCGTCTTTGCATTTAACAGTAAAGCTTCTATTCATTAACATAGTCCCGGAACTTGCTCATCACAGACATTGGCTGCTGTGATGATATTGGATAGCGGAATATCCGCGGGGTTAACGCCACACATCTCTGAAGTGAGGTAGTCATAGGTGGCAAGCGCTGGATTCTGGCTCCATTTCGTCTCACCCGTGCGGGGGTCATACAGTTTCTTGCCGCGCATCAGGACTTTTATATCAGGGACGCCTCCCTGAAATTCGGGTTGCCTCAAATCCAGACGGATTACCGTGTAGGTAAAGCCCGTGAGCGTTGCTGTCGATTTCCACTTGTCCGGACATTCCGCCAGTAAAGTAGCATCAGCAGGATCCCCGGGGGCTCCCAGGTGTTTTTGAACGCGCACCTGCGAAGTATTTGTCTGGTACTGATAGCTCACACTGTAATGCGTGATCTGCATCGTCCCGCCAAAGGGGAATGGCGAGGTCGGCGCGGCTGTTACCGTAATCGTTTTGCCTGATACGGTATAAGGAACCTCTCCGGACGAGGGAAACCGGAATGCGCCGGAAATCCATGTACCATACGCTACCACCCGGACCGCGCTGCTCGGCATGTGCGCGAGCGTGAACGGAGCCGCACTGAATGTCTCTGTTACGCTCTCGGTCTTGGTTGAGTAATATTCCCCACTGGTAACAAAGCCGTCGGCATCGAGCGGGCCCAGTTCCTTACCATTGATATAAATTTTCTCGATCCCATCGCTCTCATGTGCGGCATGAACGCAGACCAAGTGCTTGAATTCCTCATTTGGACCGCTGGACAGAATTGCCACAATATCCGCCCCAACCATTGCGCGGCCGTAAACGTACCGGTGCGGAGCATCTGTAGCAATGCGGGTTATCGTGCGCTCTTGGAGCGAATTAAGAAAATCTTCCCTCGCCTGTGCCGCCCGGCGCTTTGCTTTCTTTGCTGCCGCTTTCTGTTGAACCGCGCCGAATACCGTGGTGCCGACGGTAAGGGCAATGGAGGCCACTGTGACTATTTCCGCCAAAGTGGCGCCAGCAATGATTCCTGGAATTGCAGCTATAAACGCTGGGGGCATTTCCAAGCCTCCTTAACAACGGATCGGTCTGTAAAAACCAGTCCTTCTTCGCCAACAGAAACAATGTGGCGGCCACTAAATAGATGCGCTGCGCCCTGGTAGATTGTCAGGTCGCCGTCTTGCGCCATATTTGGGTTAATCTGCTTCAAGTGTTTTTGGAATAAAGCCGAAAGACCGCCCAGGTCTTTTAGTTTTCGCATCCCTTCTCTAGCCGATCTCCAGGGCCGGTGCTCCGTCAGGTAATCCCGGCTGGTACACAGCCCAAGCCAGCTAATAGCAAACGTACAACAATCGTTTTTACCCCATTCAAAGGGCTTGTTTACGTGATGAGAGATATATTCGTGAAGTGCTGTCATTTATGCAACCTCGTCAAAAAAACGGTTTTTATGAACTGGCTGCGTAAAAATTTGACTACCTGCGCGCTCTAGAGCAAAAGGTTGCCGTGATTTTGTCAGTGGTCCCATGGTCTTGCCCCGTCTGGCTTGCTGCCTTTATCCCAGGCTGTTTTTGGTTGCCAGCGTGATTGCTGCGTCAGGCGAAGTTTGGTTGCGAATGACTGCATTAACCGGGCTTGGCGCTCTTGCATTGCGTACAGCCGGTTTTCGTCTTTTAGCTCCAGCTGAAGCTCTCCGGACTCAACACGCTTGGAGAGCGCTTCGTGAGAAGCAATGGCTTTCACGTATCCAACAAGCAAAGATTGCATGTCTCTTGTGAACCAGTTCGCAGGCTTGGAATTCGTGATCTCTCTCCAGAGCTGCGCCTGGCGAGTAGTGAGAAATCGGGGAGCGGAGAGCCGGGAATCTTTGCCGGTTGAAGGTGGGACAATAGAAAGGTTAGCTGAGGATTTTCTGCCGGCCATTTTTAGAAAAATTGATTACAGTTATGAAAGGAAGGGGGACGGCGCGCTCTAGGCCTGTACGTTCTGGTGATTTTTCTGCGTGACACCCACCCCCTTCAATTTCGCGGGTATGCACGCGGAGGGGACGCACCGCTCTAGAGTTGTTGCTGCTGGTGATTTCTGTCATTGATCCGTCTCACATCCTCATCGCTTAACTTGGGAAGGTTTTCAAACTTCCGGACCTCATCGACCGTGAGCCATCCATCTGTTATTCCCTTGCTGTAGAAGTCCGCTCTGTTGGAGCTATCCCCGCGCAACAATCCCTCCACGCTGTGCTCAGCAAAGTAGAGCCTCCTGCCAGCCGGTGTGAGCAATGATGAGCTGATAGCCTGCTCCCACATGGTCATGTGCCTGCGCAGGGTGTGGACTACGAATACCCGGTTCATCTCGACACTGTTCGAATAGTTGCCGTGTCTGAGGTCTCCTATGATGGTAGGTGGGACGCGGAACAGGCGGGCTATCTCTTCAACAGAGAATTGACGTGCTTCGATCCACTGCGCATCTTCCATGCTCATGGAGAGAGGTTTGTAATCCGCGTCGCCCTGGAGCACCGCAACCCTGCCAGTGTTACCTCCCCCCGCGTACTTCTTGTGCCAGGCTTCTCGAATCTCTTCGAGCTTTTGAGGACCCACACTGTTTTTAAAATTGAGTATTCCCGATAGCTTTGTGCCGTTCTCATAGGTTGAATTGCCGTGCTCGCGTTCAGATAGCGCAAGTTCGAACGTCTCACGGCTTGCGGTTATAGGCGATACCCCCACCAGACCATTATTGGAGCGGTGCTTAAGGTGTAATACCTCATGCCTAAGCAGGCGCCGCACTCGCCCCTTTGTGTCTGTCACATCGTAGGCAATACGACCATTATCAAGCTGCAGGGTAGTTACCGTGCCGGGAAGGAGTGGAACCAACGCGATAACCTGTCCCCCATTGTCGCGGATGATTTCAGCGTGAGCATTGCCTCGTAGCAGCGTCATGGCTTGCATCATTTCGCGGAACTCCAGGGCTGTCTGGAACTCGTTCGCTTGATCGTGCAATACGCGGTATAAAGGATGATTCGACGCTCGCTCCCTGCCGTCATCGTCAGTGCGCCGGTAAAGGATCAGTGGCAGGGATGCTATTGTTTCACTGATGGCAGCAACACAGGCGTATGCCGCTGATAGGCTTTCAGCCCGTGCTGTTGTTACACTCCCGCCTTGCAGCAAGGGATGGCTCCAGGATGGATCCTGTGCGTTATACGCGCGCCGCTCCAGGCCAATGAAATTGAGGGCACGGTCTAGTAGAGTCGGATGCATCGCCTTCCCATCCAATCATCGTCATCATCGTCCACCGTTTCCAGCCAGCGGATGTTTCCCTTTAACTGGCTGTCTCTCCACTCTTCCATGCTGCGCTTGGCAACAGTGGTATCGAGATAAGCAGGATTCGCGGTGATGGTTATTTCGTGCAAATCAATGGCAATCAGGTCCCGCGTTAACTGGCCTGATCTCATATCCCAATTAGCGCCTCCATCCGGTACATGGAAACCGAAGGAGCAACCCGATATATCCCCGCGATCAACCAACACGCCAAGATCACGGGCATAGCTGGTATCCGGCAGGGATAGCTCGAAGTACAGGCCTTTCTTGTCTTCCTGAAGGGTAAGGGTGCGCGCTCCCACTCGTCCTAACAGACGCTGCGGATCGTGTTCCAGAAGGGCTCTAATGTTGTCGGGTTTCGTCAGTGAGCGTTTGAAGGCGCCAGGCAGGATGCGCTCGACAAAGCCTCCCAGGTCCTGGCTTTGAGAATTGAATACTGCCGCGTAGCCCGCAAGCTTGCCGGGAGAGACTGCGCGTAGTTCCCCTCCCGAACGTATTTCGAAGGCTTGGGTAGTCACTGCGCGCCTCCGTTTAAGCCAGCGAAATGTCTTGCGCTATTACAAACGCCTCGGGGTGCCGAATTGCAATATCTACGGAACACATTGCTCTCAAGAGCACATTGCCTTTCGAGTAAGGAGTCTCGGCAAATGGATTCAAGAGTAGGTCGATCTCTGACCAGACCCCCAGCATCACTTGTGACCAATCGCCCAGGATCGCTATCCCGGTGTTCGGGGTGCCGGTTTTTTCCGGTGCCTGATTAGTGGAAAACAGAGGCAAGCCTGCCACACTGCCGCCTTCCAGAAGATAGCCAGGCAGTCCGGTCTCCTTTAGCGTCTTGGAAAACTTGGTCTTTACCTTCGGCGAGGTCAGCCAGTTAACTGCGGTAGCGTTGGAGATTTCCAGCTTTTCCAGCATCGCAAGGACATTGGCCCATGTCATTGTCGCCAGATTGCCCGTTTGGGTTCCGGTGGTGGCGAGCACGCCTTTCGGTTCATTGGTGCCACCGCCTTTTATCAGGGCGGTATCGATCGCCTGCGCCAACAGATACGACAGATCGTTCCGGATCAATTCTTCCACGGCAGGCGAACTCTGTTGCAATAATTGCCTTGAGATTTCGCCAATCCCGCCGCAGTGTTTCGGTGTCAGGGTAACGCTTTCAAACGTCATGCCGCTGGTAGTCAGCGCCGAATCCTCTGCGACCCAGCCGCTTGTCATTCCGGTTTTATATTTCGGCATACTGACGTTGCCAACCAGCCCGGGCAGCAAGCGTGCGCCCATCTTGCGCGCCAGAAGTGAATTGCGGAAAGGTTCGATATACAAATCTGGCCGGTGCTCGGTAGGAACGATTTGCCCTGCGGTGGTAGTCGTGTTGGCAGCGCGTGACTCCAGGGCTGAAAGCGGCACATAGACGCCCGATGCCTTGCGACCGTTGCGCCGTTCACACTCAGCAGAATATTCGGCGGCAGCGCCGCTTAATGCACGGCCTTCCATTTGTGCGCGCAGAACCTCTACGATTGAAACGTTCGATTCCAGATTGGCCAGGCCCTTATCAACCGGGGTGCCGCTCATGCGCCGCTCAGCTTCTGCCAGGAAGGTTGCGCGGGTTTCTTCTTCCTCTAAAGAGGTAATCTTTGCTTTCAGGCTGTCGAATATCTTTGCTTCATCAGCAGAAAGATTCCGTTTTTCGGCTTGCACTTTTTCGACCATGCCGCGCATTTCTGCGACAGCCAGGGCACGTTGCTCCTTGATGTGGTGGATCATAAATGCTCCTAAGTAATTGACCTAGAAGTATTTATACCACAAGGACTATGCTACTGATATAACCCGCTAAAGATAAAACTTCTATTTACATGGACTTACAAATGAAAATCCGAACGAGTATTTACTAGCAAATTGGGAGGCAACAACTGGGAGGAACCTCCGGCAATATTTGCCGTTGGCAGAATTTGCAAGGGACGTAACGTTTCAGTAACGTTACGTAACGCGTGACGTCACCGTGACTGTTCATAATTTTATGAACCAGGTAAAAGCCTAACCGCCTCATTTTTTTCTATACAGATGGCAACTCTTAGAAGGTGTACGGTAGGCGTACAAATAAATGGCATAAAAAGGCCCATTTAAGTACGGTAGGCGTACCTAAACGGGCTAATTTGCTATTCCTATTGTACGGCAGGCGTACTTACAGAGGGGGTATATGGTACGGCAGGCGTACTGGACGACTTAATTTTTAAAGGAGAATGTTTCCGCCACAGATTAAGCGGGGAGCGCGTCGCCGACACATCTAACTTGCCGTCGCATTCATCTATTGCGAAGAACGTGACGGCATATAACGAACACTCTCGCAGGCCGCCTTGTCTGGTGATGATAATAAAGCCCTTCTCAAGAAGTTCTCTACGCGCATTGTTGAACGTTTCTTTGCTCCTCCAGCCCCTAGGCTTCATGACGTGCTCAAAACTCATCCCTAGATCGCCATTGTTTCTTAAGTTGTACTGCTGGAGTAGGTCAAATAGTAATTTTGTCGCGTAAGAGCTCAAGGATGCAAACTCAGCGCTACGCAGCACATCAAAGGTCAGGGGAATGAACGGACCGGATCCTCTTTTTTGCTGCGCATCCTTGAGTGCGAGCCTCTTAGACTTGCTCACGCCTCATCCCGACGTAGGAGTACCGTTTTACCCGCGTTTCTTTTTTAAAGCGGGTTGGCACATGCTCCCATTGGTCGTAAAACGAATATCCTTTGCGCCGAAGGGTTGCGATGGTCGAGTGTAAGCAATGATCTCCAAGACGCTCAGCTTCAAACCTGTTTAAAGTACGCCCGGAGCTTAGCTCTTTCAAAATGCGCGATTCCTTGGTATTCTCTTGCTTGAAGCATTTGGAAGGCGCGTTCTCTTGGTCGGGGGCAGCGCCTTTTATTTTGTTGTCATTGGTCATTTTTATTTCCTTCTTGAGTTTTTGAATCAAGCCAAGCGCGCACGGCCTTAACTTCCCATGCCGTAATTCGCGCCGACAACTTCACCGGCCGAGGGAATTCGCCCGATTTGACCTTACGCCAAAGAGTCGCATGAGAAAAAGGCACAATGGCAGGGATTAAGTCAGATTCACGGATATAACCGCCGATCGGCAGATTGTTATTCATTGGTTGCATTTTCCTTTTTGTTTTGTTGTTGAATTGAGCTCATCCGATCTTCCCACTCCTCAGCCGCACGTCGTGTTATAACTACTCGCCGCCCTAAACGTAATTCCCTGGGAGTCAATCCCTGTTGTTTAAGGGTGTAGTAGTGAACACGGCTAAAGTGATAGGCATCGCAGAATTGCGGGATTGTGTAGCTTGCTTCCACCTTCTTTTCTCCTTCTATATAAAAAGCATTGTTCGAAAATTTGCCTATGTGACCTCGCTGTATTGTTTAAGCCTGTGCGATACACAGCGATATGATTTCATAATATAAGTTGCTGATAAACAAGAATTCTTTCTAAATTTTGAAAGAAAATTTAGAAAAGGTTACTTGGGCTTGTATTTGTAATAAGCAAGCCGTGCCGTCTCGTAGGAAACGCCGTGCTTCTCAGCGACCTCTCTTATCACACCCTCGACCTTCCCCCCATTGCGTATCAACTCCCTGGTTATTTCCTGATAGATATTCATCCTTCGCTCTTCGGCTTTCGTAAACACGCGGTCGGCAGGACTCCACGGCAAAGGGAATGAGTTATTCAATGATGTTTTTTCAATCAGGCTTCCAATAAACGCCGTTGCAATCTCATTCATGATCCAATCAGGAACATCAGCAGGATTTCCGGCCTTCCAGAAATCTGCGCAGAACTGCTCCATCAGCCGCATGTTGAATTCCTCCCACTCTTTTTCGTTAGCAGTGTTGTTTGCTCGATAGCGAGCGAAAAAGCTTTCATTTGATTCGGTTTCATTGCTCATTTTCTTTCCTTTAAAAATTGCCCGACGAGCAGATACCCGCCGGGCTAGGGGTGGGTTAACTTGCTATAAGGCAGCTTTTCCTACAGCAAGAGTTGCCTTCATGAATGCTGAGAATTCAGGGTGTGCTTTCTCAGCTTTTTCCTCGATGTCATCAAGGAAATATTTTTGCCTTATCGGATCGAAGCAAACCCTTCCATTTGCAGCAAGGGAAACAAGGTCTGCTATCAAATCTTGCGCCTCTTCAACAACCTCAGGAGCGTAATGGAAACCGTTTTCAGCCCTTCTGAACAGGTTGTGAACGATTTCCGAGAAGTCCTTAACTTTCCAGGACCTGTCCTTTAGAAAATCGCCAGGGTTTTTCGGAGCCTTTTCTAATGCCCGCTTCTTCTCGGCGTGCATCCTTTCTACTTTGTCCCTCAAATTCTGCCGCTTCCGCTCTTCGATTTCCCGCGCTTCTTCCCGGTCTATTTCTTCTTGCGGTTTCCTTACCTCAACCCGGAATGTGCTTTTGCTCGCCTTGAATATGTGAATGATTCCGTTATTCTTCTGGAATCTTGTTGCTAGCACCCCACAAGGTAAAAGCTTCATTTCGCCTTCAACCAATCCGATGCGTGTACATGTTTTTGTGTTGCCGTGTAGCCCGGGCAGCCATTCTGACTTTACAATCCCCGCCTCAACTAGATCGGTTTCAGTACCTCGATAGTAATTGCAGCGGCACCCAGCGTAAGTCAGCAAGCGGATTGCAGCGTCACTGGATAGTGTAGAATTGGCGTTAGCCATGATGCGTACCTCCTTTTCAGGTTGCGTTGTGGTTAGGGATGTAATAGTGCTCGCAACACTTTACATCCCGCTTTATTGCCTGAAGTCCGTCAGGTCACGGTGTTAATTCCTTCAGTTTTAAGCCTGTCCAAATAATCAGCCCAGGCTTGCATCATCTCCCTTCGTTTCGGTAAGTGCTCTGCGTAGTTGTATGCTGCGCTTACTTTGTTTCGTTCGGCGTGGGCGAGCTGTCTCTCGATTGCCTCATGCGGCCATCCCTGCTCGTGCAAAATCGTTGAAGCCATGCTCCTGAACCCATGCCCAGTCATTTCGTCTTTCTCGTATCCCAAGCGCCGCAGAGCGGCGTTCACGGTGTTTTCGCTCATCGGCCTGGACCAGCTTCTGACGCCCGGGAAAACATACCTGCCCTGTCCTGTAAGCGGACGCAGCTCCTCCAGTATGGATAGAGCCTGTCTGGGCAAAGGCACAAGATGTACTGCCTTCATTTTCATTTTGCCCGCCGCTATACGCCACTCAGCCGTATCGAAATTAATCTCTGACCATTCAGCATGACGAAGCTCCCCAGGGCGCACAAAAAGCAACGGAGCAAGCTTTAGGGCCTGCTGCGTAATGAAGGATCCGCTATACCCATCCAGGGCTAGCAAAAGGTGTTTTATCTTCTTCGGGTCGGTAATGCTTGGATGATGCTTTTCTTTTACGGGGATTAAAGCGCCTTTCAGAACCAGGCTTAGGTCTGCCTGTGCTCGGCCAGTGGCTATTGCATACCGGAATATTTGGCCGCAGGTTTGCATTGCTCGATGTGCTGTTTCGATATTGCCCCGCTTCTCGATCTTCTGAACGGTAGCAAGAAGGCTTCCTGCGGTTACCTCAGCTATTGGAGTCTTGCCGATTGATGGGAAAATATCGCGCACAAGCAAGCTCAAAATTCTGGCTGAATTCTTCGGCGACCACTTAACCGATTGCTTTTCGTGCCACTCCCGCGCCACAGCCTCAAACGTATTAAGCGAAAGCTGCTTGGCTCGTTGCTTCTCCGCTTGCTTTATTGCGCCCGGATCATCACCGTTCGCAATAAGCTTGCGAGCATTACTGCGTCGATTCCTTGCATCAGCCAGAGAAACATCAGGATAAACACCTAGCGCCAGCGTCTTGCGCTTTCCAAGATAGCGGTAGTCAAAGCGCCAGTACTTACCCGCGCTATTGACCAGCATGTAGAGCCCCTCACCATCCGTTAACTTGTATGGTTTGTCAGTAGGCTTGGCATTGCGCACAGCCACATCGGTAAGGGGCATGACGGTATCTAAAACTGACGGTATTTAATATACCGACAAAGATACCGCTAAGATTGACGGTATGTCAAGCGATACTTTGATACGTCAAGACACTAATATTTCTACAAGTATCAGTTTTTATTTATCTTTTAGTATCAACTGATACCGTCTGAAATACTGAATTGGTGCCCGGAGCCGGAATCGAACCGGCACGGGCGGTTAAGCCCGAGGGATTTTAAGTCCCTTGTGTCTACCAATTTCACCATCCGGGCAATTGATTTTATTGAATAAAGTGCGTCAGTCTATGCCACGTTGTACTAATTTTTTACTACATGGACGGTACAAAAGGCGGTACAGCAAAATCAATGCGAAAAGCATTTTAACATACCGTCTCGCTTATTGATTTGCTTATAGTTGCATCCATTCACCGCAGCCGCATCATCATCTCACAGCTGACCTCTCCTTCGATTCAACACGAATCGCAAGCGCACTATTGGCAGGCAGATAACTGCCTTGCTCGAACTCTTCACAGTTGTTCTTTTTGTCGCTTTCCTCGCTTTCGCAGCCGTAATCAGCCGATACTCCGGGTTCTCGGCCTTGAATCCATCGATCGGTAGATCTGCTCGTCTGATTCAGCTTGCTTGCCTCGCGCCCTACTCCACCTGTCGCCTGACCCCAGAGATAATCAATCTGATCAGCAGTGGGATTCAAGATTCCAGGCACGTATTTGTTTCCGCTCGTGATGATATTGATCGCTTCAGCTATCCACAT